TATGGTATAATGTATATAAGTTAAAAGTTAATAAATAAATATGACATTAAAAGATAGAATAATCGAACTTACAGAGAAAGGTAAGACACCGATTGAAATAACGAAAGAGCTTGGAACATACTCCAGTTATGTTTATGGAGTACTCTCAAAATATAGAATTGAGAAAGAGCTTCGGGAATTAAAAGTTACAAAACAAGTCTAATATGGAAGATAAAGGAGAAAGATTTAATTCAGCAACTTTCAGTATGACCACGCCTAACGGGTTTAACGTATTGTTTACTATTCGTGAGGGTGATATTAAGGCTACTAAGGATTTAGTTAGTTTGGTTCAAGCGGTTGACAAACACTTTACAGAAGTTGGGTTTAAGCCACAGGTTAAGTCTTTTGGTGGTGGGTCTGCTAGGAAAGAAAAAGAATGGACGGGAGATGTCTGTCCAAAAGATGGTGGTCGCTTATATCATATGGTTACAAAGACTGGGAAAGATATGTGTAAGTGTGAGAATAGTAAGTATGATTTTGCTACTAAAACAAGCTCGGGATGTGATTTCGTAGCTTGGGGTAAAAATTTAGCTGATGCTAAAGCTAAAAAAGAAGCGTGGAAAAGAACACAGACCGTTACACAGTTTGAACAGGAAAATCCTGATTTCTAATATGGTTAAGGAATATGAAAAAATATAAAAAAATTAAGATAGATAGAATAGCGAAAAAATTAGGAAAAGAAATAGCTACTTTTTATGATAAGGTTTTATTAGATAATTTATCATCAAGTCTATCTTATGATTTTGGAAAAATTATAGGTTATAAAAATATTAGAGTCCCTGTTTATTTTAAAATATATATTCCTGTAGTAGAAAAACATTATGACACGGACTCGGAATATGGTTCTGGAGAGTTTGAGGGTTGGTTAATAAGTTTTAGAGAAATTAAGTTGTTCAAAATTTGGAATAAAATAGAAAAACAACCTATATATAGAAAAGAAAAAGGGAAAACTGTATCTTTTACAAGATATAAAGAGTTATAAACATTATAAAAGATTGGGGTAAAAACTTAATTACTAATATGGCTAATATAAAGATACCACAAAGTTCACTTGATAGGTAAATTTGAAATATTTTAGGTCGAGCTATGCCTAAGCAAAAACATTATGGATAAAACACGACATAATCAATACGACAGCTTCAAGTTTCATTGCTCAGCCTTGCCTTTATTACTCACTAAAAGTAGAAAGGTTGGTGAACTGTCTGAAACTACAAAGACAGAGCTAACTAAGATTTGGATAGAAAATGAATATGGACGTAAGCGAGATATTACAACTAAGTTTACAGAGAAAGGGATAATCTGTGAACAGGATAGTATTGATTTGTTAAATAAGAAAAAGAATAAGTTGTTTGAAAAGAATAAACAATCATATTCTAATGAATTTATTACTGGTACTCCCGATATAGTCGCTGGAGATATTATAGATATAAAAACCTCTTGGGATTTGCTCTCCTACGTTCAATCTGATGAGGACAAAGCTCGTAAGAACTATTACTACCAGCTCTTGGGTTATATGGCTCTTACAGGGGCAAAAAAAGGGCATATTGCCTATTGTCTGGTGGATACTCCTGAAAGTTTTATTAGAGATGAACTATACAAGCAATCATTCCAGATGGACCCTGAAAGTAAAGAATATGAAGAAAAACAAAATGAGATTGTAAAGAATATGAAGTTTGGAGATATACCAGAGAGCCAGAGAGTGAAGATATTTGATTTTGAGTTTAGTCAGAAAGATATTGATGAGGTTTATGAAAAAATTAAGGAATGGAGAGAGTTTTTAAATAAATTACATTTATGAATGAAGTATTTTCAAGTCGGAAGCTCTATAACGGATATGTCAGTGTTCCCTCCTGTATTGTAGAGTATGCTAAACGCAACCATAAGAACCTAAGGGTTGAGTATGGGGGACAATACATGATTGTGACTCCTAAGACTCCATATGAGGTTACAGCCCCACCACAACAAGCTCGGCGAACTGATAAATACATTAAAAAAGATGAGTATTACAACTTGTGGGATTACCAGTGGCTCCCGATTGAAGAAGTAAAAGAGGCTGAGTTTACAAATGAAGGAAGAATGGCCTTACTTAACGCTTGGAAGAATTTGAAGAAACCTAAGCAATTAGAACTTGACAATAGTATATAAATAGTATAGAATATGTATATGTTAAAACATATTGACTTTACACAAGATGAGATAGACTACATAAATTTAAGACGAAAAGAGTTTGGTAAACAAACTTTTAGCTCCTATATTAGGAATTTAGTTATGTTTGATAAGATGGAAAACGAATCTATTGAGCGTCAGAAAAAAGGTAAAGAAATATTAAAAATTAAAGGATTAAAGGCGGCTTTAGAGTTCATTACAGACGGACAAATGAATGGAGACCTTTTACAAGATAAACACATAAAAAATATGAAAAAAAATAAATGGTTGTTAGTAGATGTTTTTGGAGATGGTTACATTACTGATGATTTTAATGAAATTGTAGAAACTGCTTTGGACGGAAGATATTGTAAGATTATTTATGAAACAGTAAAGGGTGTACAATTTATTATTGCCAATGGTGACGTTACTCCTGGAAAATTACATATTGTGATTGTTCCAATTGACTCTATTCCTTTGAATCCTCCGAAAGAAATTAAGTTAGTTAAATTGAAAGGGAAACAAAGAGTTATAGATGTTAATTTATTTTAATGAAAGAAAAAGAACATCAAGAATTATTGGTCTATTTAGAAGAACTAATGAGTCAAGCTATGTCGGTTCGTTATTCTTATGATTGGTTTATGAAAAGCGATTACATGAAACTGGTAAATGATACGTTTTCTGAACTTGTATCTAACGATGCTCTTGACAATATCTAATGTTTAGTTTATATTTATAAGTACCAAATACTCTTTTCAAGTATTGTTTTTTCAAAGTCCTCTCGGTAAGTTAGCAATAGTTAGCTTCTGAGAGAACTTTGAGGCAACGATAGATAGTAATAAGTTAAATTTAACTATGAATATAAATACATCACAGGAAATTCTAAGACTTCGTAATACACTTCAATCAATATCAAACATAAGCTACTCTTTTTCTAAACTTAATCAGAAGTATCCCATTGATACATTATCAGAAGAACAAGGACAGCAAATAATATTAGCATATAATAATTTGATATCTGACGCTAAAAAAGTTGTTGATAGTGTTGTGGGGAATGCCCTGAAAGATGGGAGCGACTAATTGTAAGGATATGTAGGGTGGAACCTTGTCAAATTATTTGACGGTGAGAACTAACACCTGCTGATATATCCGCAACTGCTAGAAACCTTAGGGAGTCGCAGTTGCCCCCACAACGTTATCAGTAATTTAACTATGAATAAAATAGGATGGGTAATGTTCCACCGAAAATCATTAGAAAGTTCTGTTTTTAAAAATCCAATAATATGGACTGTATGGTCTTGGTGTTTATTGAAAGCAAACCACGAAGATAATGAATTTCCTTTTAATGGGAACGATATTACTGTCAGAAAGGGCTCTTTCATAACAGGAGTTGAGAAAGGAGCGTCAGAGTGCCATATATCAGAACAACAATGGAGAACTGCGATGACTTACCTAAAATCAACAAGCAGAATAACAACCAAATCAACTAATAAATATACTGTTGTAACAATCTATAAATGGAACGATTATCAGGAGGATAACAAACAAAATAACAAACCAGTAACAAACCAGCAACAAACCAGTAACAAACCAGTAACTACAAACAATAATGATAATAATGTAAAGAATGATAATAATGATAATAAAGTAACATTAAGCATAAATTCTTTAATTCCATTATTTGAAGAAATAAATCCCTCTTATAAGAGATTGTTTAGTAATACAACAGAACGTACTTCCCTTAAAAGGTTAGTCGACAAGTATGGAGTTGAATGGGTTGAGAAACTTTTAAAGAAGTTGCCTGAAATTACAAGTAGACCTTATGCTCCCAGAATTACTACACCTTACGAACTTGAAAATAAATTAGGTCAATTAAAAACATTCCTTCAACAAGAAAAAAATAAAGTAAATAAAGGAGGTGTGGTTCAGCTATGAAACTGTCAGAAATAGATAATAAGTTTAAAATATTTGAAATTAAGATAGTATCGGGAGATAGTTATTTTTTAGATGGGGAAAAGTTACAAATGGTTTTAAAATCCCCCCAAGATTATTTTGTTTTCCCAAATGGAGAAGGATTTAGAAAAACGTCAATTAGTAATTGGATATTGAGTATAGATAAAACAAGAGAAAATGTTTTTAAGAATAAGGATAAATTAGCTATAAATAAGAGCGTGTAGTGTTTTATAGTTGTAATAATAAATATTGTTCTAATCCACTTGACAATGTTTAATGTTTAGTTTATACTCGTAAAGGTAGTTGGTATTTCTGCTTCAGTGAACGTCAATGACAGGAACTTAAGCAGAATTACTAACTACTCGTATATTAAGGGAACGATTAAAACTCTTGGGAAACAACGGTTTTTAAGGGGGGGAGTTAATTCTCCCAAGAGTCTCCCCCCCCTAGAGACCGTTTTTTTATGGCCACAATCTTTACGGATGGACACTTAGACGGATTAAATGGAATTGGTGGTGTTTTTGCCGATTCTGGATATTCTCTTATACAGATTAAGGGTAAGACAATAACAAAAACTTACCAGAAGAAATCTCTTACTAATAATGAAGCTGAACTCCTTGCTATATTCCATGCGTGTGACCTTGCTAAAAAGAATGATATTATCTGCTCGGACTCTCAAGTTGCTTTAACAATATCTCGTACTGGTAAAAGTAGTACTGACCGCTTCCAACTTATCGCCATAGCAATAAAACATATTATTGATAAAAAGAAACTAACTTTACAATGGGTTCCAAGGGAAAACAATCCCGTAACCTAAGTCGTAGGGGTTAGAGTTGGAGAACGACTATAAACAAGCCAACAGGGTGTACACGGTCTTGCCTGGTTCCAACCGAAGAAAAGGAACGCTCGTATACTGATTTGTACACTTAATGAAAACACCGAGAGTATTGATAGTTTCGTAAGGTGTCCGTCCTTGATAGTACAAGGAAAGTTTTCTGAAAAACTATATTACTACTGATTTTTTTTAACTTCCTTGGAGGGGGGAGGGGGGGTGGCGTGTCCCTCCTGATTCACTCTCAATCTATATGTTAAGGATTTACCTACCAAGAACTATGT